CCTATCCCTCCAGCGATTGCACCAGCACCCCTTAGATATGCTCTAGGGTTAGAAGGGCCTAAAGCAGCAGCTTCTCTAAACTGTCTAGCTCTATTAGTGAATAATCCGTCTTCTTCAGCCATGTTTATTGTACCGACCTAATACGTCTTTCAGCTTCTTGCCCTTCATTTAAATTATCTGAATCGTTATAAATTTGGTCTATAACATCATTAATTAAAATACTGGCTAATTTAGTTTTTCTTAATTCTTTCCCCGGCCCTAAACTATTTATAGCTAGTAGTTTATTAACGTGTTTTGGGTTAGTGGCTACTTTTGCAATAAAATACGGTCCACCTAGCACTGCCCCTGCTGTTGTTACAGCCATACCAGTTGCCTTAGTTAATCCTTTTCCTACCGTTTCAAGTAATTTCTTCATTGTCCCTACTTCTTGCCCACGTTGTACTAAAGCAAACATTCCCTGTGTAGGCGTTGTATTAGCTTCAGCCATCATATTAACAGTTCGTTTATATCCATTATAATACGGTCCTAAAACAGCTTTAGCTTTTTCTGCATAATTAACATCTTTTAAATTATACGCTTCTTTAATAAAATGTTTTGCGTTTAAAGGACCATCGGAAGCAAGATCAGATAGTCTTTTATGTATATATGACGATGCCATAGATTTACGAAACTGTATTTTAGTAAAGGGAATTTCTTTAGAGGAAACTCCAGCTTTCTTCATTTGCTCAAAGGAAAAATTCATAGTTTTTATAGCGGCTTTAACTTGTGCCGCATTACCACTATCTGCAAACATTTTCCCCACGGATTCTGCTCCTTTACTTCCAGTATTTTTTATAAAACTACTTGTTAATTCCGGAGCTAATTGGCCTAGAGCTTCCGCATACTCTGAGTTCATTGTCCTAAAAAGAGTAGCTGAGTTGTCCCCTACACCCCTTTTTAAATCTAATTCGACAGATTTAGTTAATAAATTTTTTAATTTTTTTAACCTTCTGTACTCATCACCCCCTGCTTTTTTAAACGCCGGAGTCATTATCTCATTAACGTGTTTA